CCAGCTCTAGCTAACCGAGGATCTTTTTTAGCTGCCATTACTTTTTCTTTCTACGTTTCTTATTTTTTAAAATTGGACCGTTAGATTTCTGATTATTGGTACCCATTCTTGGTCCGCTAATATAAGTAAATTTTTTAATAGCCATTATTATTTCTTTTTTCTTTTTTTCTTCAATCTTCCAGCAGAAGAAATTGCTATGGCTACAGCTTGCTTTCTTGATTTGACTACGGGACCACCCTTACCAGAGTGCAACTCACCCTTACCAAACTCTCCCATAACAGACTTAATTTTTCTCTGATAAGAAATTTTCTTTTTACTTGCCATTATTCTTATTTTTTGTCCAATGACTAGAATAATGACCACCAGTTTTCTTGGTATCAATTACATTCATTACAGAATCTTTTAATAATTTAAAACGATTATTTTCAGAAGAAATCTTACTTCCCCAACCTTTATCGGCCATAAAAACCACCTTAAAATTGTAGACTGGTTATATAGTAATAATGAAATTACCATATAACCAGTCTACGAAAAGTAATTTAATTGTATTACTTATTATTTGGTTTACTTTTTGGCGCAGTTTTTTTATCAGAAGTAGTATTAGTTTTTGCTTGTTGACCTTTAGGTCTACCTGGTTTCTTTGCCTGTGGATTTTTATCTACAGTAGTTGTTTTTGGCTTTCTATCAATTGAAGCCTTTTGATTATTTGATTTAAATTTATCATCTAAATCATTGCCGCCAACTTTAGGTTGTTCAAACTTAATTACTGGATCTGCAATTGAATTTACAGAAGTGGTTGGCTTAGCCTGAAAAACAGGCGTTGGTGACTGTTTCTTTTTGGAAAACAGTAATTTTCTTGCAAGCTTTTTGATTAATTTCATTTTATCTCCTATTACTTTGTACCTTGCTGTGATTCTTTAATGAGCATATAACGCTCACCAGTTTCTTTTGAAGCTAAAGAAAATCCATATGCCACTGCATCTTCAACCGCTGCGGTAAGAGCTTCTTTGTCATCAAAAGAAACACCATGCAAAGGTATAGTAACCCCTGCATAGACATCAATATTTTCGAAGTTTCCAATATTGATTTTTCTATTTACCCCACATATTACTATGGGAGAGCTTGTTAAGGAAATTTCATTACTCAAAAGATTTACCACCTGGTCTAAGGGAGAATCTACAGATTGCTCCATTGCTGTTTTAGTTATTTTAGGCATATACGTTTACAAATTCATTGACTATTTTTAATGTTATGTTAGTGTGTTCTTTAATAGAGAGATTGTCTGTAACTATTATATCAGAAGCTAATTCTTTTACAAAGTCACACTCCTGTTCGGACCTATGAAAAGCCTGCTCTGGCGTCATTAAATGACCGTCTCTTTTCATCATTCTCTCATTTCTTGTTTGGTCGGATGCATCAAAGTATATCACAAGACCATTTGGTTGATTAAGTATTTTTTCAGCTTCATTCTTAAATCTTACATCTGAAATTACAATTGCAACAGGTTTTGGATTATCTTCGTAATCACCACCTGCAATTATTTTTCTATGTAGTTTTGATGCTTTATAGATTGCCCATTTAGCAAAAACTTCTGGATCATAGATTCTACATAGGTCTCCAGCTTTTTGCAGAAAAGATCTTGGCTTGATGCCTTCTGGCTCTATTGCCATAGAGCAGAGCTGCTCAACAAGATCTGTAAAGTGTTTATAATCTGGAATATTTCCTAGAGCATTTCCGCCAAATAAATCAAATAAAACCTCATGAATAGAAAATAATTGCCTATCTTTTTGCCTATATCCTAATGCTGTCTTCTTAATTGCTGCTACCTCATAAAGCGGTAGAGTAAAAAATATATGATCCCATATAATGGGGCTGTCTGCATTAGCAATAGAAGCTTTAGGAACTATTTGTTCAGCCACAGATGTTTTTCCACTAGCAGCTTTTCCAGCTAAACCAATGATAATTGGATATTCGGGATAGTATTTTTTTTGTACATTCATATAATCTATTATAGCATCTAATTTTTTGTAATGCTATCTTTTCTTATCTCTAATCCATTAAGAAATGCATTGGCAAGGGCGTCTGGCTCCCAAACAAATGAACGATCTACTTGAACTATTCTGAAATTAAATTCAGATCTAATCTCTTCTATTGTCATTAATAATGGTATTAACGCAGAGCTTTTACATTTCCACTTACCATTAACTTGATTTGCAACTACCGATGAATCTGTGTAAATAATTGGGTCTAAAAGATCTGCCATAGAACAAATTAGTAACCCAGCTATTACAGCCTCATACTCGGCCTCATTATTTGTCCTTGGTCCAAGACCTCTTGCAAATTGCGCCATTTTTTTTCTATTTTTATACACAACGGCAGAACACGCAGCTTCGCCAATTTTTTTTTGTCCCTGCCCCCTAGAGGCGCCATCACAAAAAACTTCCACATTCATAAATAATACCAATCTTAATTAAATTTAATGTGGTGAACTAATTTATTTTTACATTAAATTCTATACCTAAACGTTTTGCTGTTTCTACAACATTTTTTTCAGTTGTTGACGAAACTTGAATAGTTTTATTTAACAAATATCTAACACCCTTATATTCCACTTGCGTTGGAAAATCTAAATCTTCTTTTTTTTCTGAATAAAATTCATTTGAAGAATTTACACTCTTATAGTAACCAATAAACATTAAACAACCTTCCTAATAAGTATTGAAATCTGACTCAAGATAAATTCCTTTATCCTCGCGGTATGATGCTATTTGCATAGATTGGATTTTATCCATTAACTTTCTAGCAGATTCGGATGCAATTCGCGCAGAAGTTTCCATAGCTTCTGCTAAATTCACTATAGCTTCACATGTAATAAGAGCAGAATATTCCATCTCTGCTGCCTCCATTGCCGAAGCTTCTCTTTCAGCTTCATTTTTTCCAACACGATTAGACTTATAGACTTTCTTATATGTTCCTTCAATAATCTTATACTGAGCTCTTGCCATTCCAGCAAATCTAGCTGCTCTACCATATACATTTGATGTTCTTGCCACCAGTGATGCAATTTTTTCTATTCCTAAATCTACAATATCAGTCTCTGGTATCTCAACAAAATATTTATTATTATCTTTGTTTTCCACATAGGCATCTATTACCTCTTTTAGCTGAGGTCCTAAAAAATCTTTAAGTAAATCTTGCAACTTTTCAATACTTTGTTGATTCATTTTTTATTGCTCCATTTTTATTAATTGGCTATATTCTTCTAGATCTAGTTCCAATATAATATCTTTAACTTTATTTTTTATTTTAGATAAATGCTCCCTAACTGTATTAGGGTGTTCATTGACTTTTATGGATATTTGACTAGATCTTTGATTGTCAATATATCTCCATTTCAATAACTGCCTTTCTTGAACAGTAAGTCTATCAAATGGTGCAGATGTTTTGTCACCAAAAACCCAAAATTCATCAATTTTATCAGTACACAATAACTGTTCAATACTATACTCTACTGGATCAGCCTTAAATCCAACAACATAATTTTCGTCACTTTCATCATTTGTAGCATCGTCGTCTAGTAATGGAAAAGTTTTTCTTCCTAATTGATCAATTAAAAATGTGTCAACATTTTTCTTCAAAAGATAGAAAAAATAGCTATAAAGAAATCCACTAAAAGGAATTGGCCCTTTTTCTGAATCCCTTCTTTGGTATCTAGATATACATTGAAAAAATGTTAAATTTACAGTTTGTCTAACATCCTCTTCATCGCAATATCTTTTTGTCATATAATGAATTCCGCGCATAGTTTCATTGACAGATTTTAGATTTGATCCATTGATTTTATTTTTCATAACTGCATATCTAACATATGAATCTTTTACAAAAAGAGAAACAAATCTACGTATATCATAATCATTTAGATTAAATTTACCATGATATAACAAAGTTGTATATTTTGTTAAAAAGTTATTGAAAACTTTTAAAAGCTCTTGCTGATCTTGCTGCCTTCCCTTTTTTGCGCCTTCTATTAGACTTTGCATCTCTTCTTCTTGAAGCGAGTAATACTGTTCTTTATAGGAGCTCATTTTTTGCCTTCCCAATTTATTAGATATTGACTATAAAAATCTCTAATGTCTTCATAGTAGATAATGCAGCTTACCTCAAGATCAAGCATAAAGTTTTTTGCTTCATTTGAATACTTACTAATTACACATGTTAATTTTTCAAATTCATTAGGATAATATCTTTTAAATCTTTTTAATTTTAGTTTACTTTTATCATCTAGATAGCCTTTAATTTCTATCCACTCATTGTTTCTTTCTAGAAAGAAATCTGGCGTATATCCTTTCGTTCCCCTTTTTATCGGAAATGAAAATACTGTAGGTTCAAACTGAAAGTCAATTTTATACACATTTAGTACTCGAACAAAATTAGCCTCCCAGCTTGACCTGACATTTAATTCTATATCTTTTCTAAAGCCACTCCTCGTATATTGGTACGCGTTGCCTTTAGATTTTGTCATGGGAGCTTCATCGTTCAACAATGCAATATCAACTTGTTTGTTTTTTATGTTGTTGAAGTTTGGTTGTTTTTTAAAAGAAGATTTTTCCAAAAAAAACTCTTCTGGCTTGACAACATGTAGTTCCATTGTGATATCCTTAATGCTCTAAACGTAACTATATTATACAACAAAAAATAAAAAAAAACAAAATATGTAATACAAGTTGCATATCAAAAAAAGAAAAGGTATAATATTCAACATGAACACATTAACAACAATCATCAATAATATCAACGAAACAATTAATAAGAACATCATAGACAATCTTATTGACCTAGACTTTGGATCTGAGGAAGCTACAAAAATGGTAACTCAGTTTGAGGACTTTGATCTTTTCGCTGATGTAGAAAATAATCCAGTTAGTGATTTCTGATCACTAATTAAATATTAGGGAAAAAGGGCCAGTTTATCTGGCCCTTTTTCTTTATCTAAAATTATTCTTTTTATTTCTAAAAACACCTGTGCCACATACCCCACTAGCAGCATGGTCGCAATAGCTGCAAGTTCTTATGTTGGAGGTTGGCAAAAAGTTTTTATCATCAATAATTGTATTAATTGAATGAAGAATTTTAGACTTAATTAAATTAATATCATCTGAAGTAAAAAGGTGACCCTTTTTCTTGCCAGACCTAAGATAGTATAATTCTGCGTAAATCTCTTTTTCGGGGAAAATATTATGCATAGCTAATGCATATATACCTAACTGCAAATTATTAGCAACATCTTTTTGTGCTACTTCCCATTTTCCGGTTTTATAATCAGTTATATTAATCCTATCGCCAATTAAATCTACGCGATCAATAAATCCTATAATCCTATATATACCAAGTATGAAGTCAAACGACATTTCTTTTTCATATATATGAAAATTTTTATCTGAGTGCTGATCATAAAAATCGTCTATAATTGATGAACCCACAGATATTAAATCTGATGAAATTAAATGATCTGGATCCCAGACTGCAATATTTTTTTCATACTCATTTTTTAATTCGGTTATATCAAGAATTGTATCGTTATCTAAAATATTTTCTAAGACGGCGTGAACGATATTTCCCAATACAGCCGGTGCATTAAATTGCCTAGGCTCCTTTAGAATATAAGAATAAAAGTATTTAGCTGGACATTGCGTATATGTGTCTATTCTAGAATATGAAAAATCTACTACTGCAAGTTTTTGTAAATCATTTAAACTATTATAACTTTTAATTAAAACAGAACTCAAAATATCTCCTATTAATTATCATCTGGATCAAAAATAAGAACTCCGTTTGCGTCGTATTCTTTTCCAGATTCGTCTATTATATGTCCAGTATATTTATTTTTATAACCACCATTTTTTATGGGAATCCAACCAGATTCGCCCAATTCCATAAAATCATCCTCTTCATACGGCCACATCTTGACCCCCTATTGAAACTTTAACTTCGGTTATGTCGTCGGCATTGAGGTAATAATGCACTACTGAATAT